TGAGGGTGAGCGCACCCGTAACGCCCGACGAGGGGACTACCGAGAACTCACCAGCCGTGACGGTGGGGTTGCTCGCGGTGTTGTGCGTGACGGTTGTAGAGGGCAGTTGCGACAGGACGGTGGCCTGCGTCGAGGTGATGCTCTTGCCCTGCACCTTTGCAACGGTCGAGGCGGTGGCGGTTCCAGTCACGTCACCCGACAGAGGGAGTGCGCCGGTCGATGAGTTTGTGCCACCGTTGGCGATGGGAAGGACGCCCGTGACGCCAGTGGTCAGGGGCAAGCCGGTAGCGTTGGTCAGGACTGCGCTTGAGGGAGTGCCCAGGCTAGGGGTCGAGGAAAGGGCAAACGTAGTCTGACCGTTGGCGTAGGTGACAACGATGTTGCCGCTGCTGTCGGTGTTGAGCGAGGCAACAGCAGACGCCCAGTTGCTTGTCGTTTCCGTAACACCAAACCAGTACGCACCTGGGGCAATCCAAATAGGGCTGTTCGCGCTTGCGCCGTCGATACTCTGACTGCCACCAATGCAAGGCCAGATGGCAAGCCAGTGAGTGCTGTCGACGTTATCAACCCAAACGGTCTGGCCGGTCGATGAGATGTAGGGCAGGTGAACACCCGTGCCTGAACCACCGTTGGTTGTAGCGGTCGCGCCAGAAACAATGTTGTAGTTGTACGTCAGCGCCGCCACGCTCGTCTGCGAAGAACCTGTGGCGGTGATGGTGCCAATGGTGCCAACCGTGCCGCTGCCAGCCGTGATGTTGGTGTTCGTTACCGAGGTGACACGTCCGTAGGCGTCAGTCGTAATAACTGGAACCTGCGTGGCCGACCCATACGTACCAGCGGTACCAGCGGTCGACAAGCCAATGTTGGCCGAGGTGCTGGTGCCGGAGTTGGTAATTGGTGCCGTGACAGCAATGACGCCAGAAGGTCCCTGAGCACCTGTTGCTCCAGTTGCTCCAGTGGGGCCTGTAGCGCCCGTAGCGCCTTGCGGAATGGTGAAGTTGAGTACGGCTGCGGAAGAGGTTCCAGAGTTCGTTACAGAGGCGCTGGTGCCCGCTGCGCCAGTGGTGGTGCTACCAACCGAAATGGTTGCCGCTGCGCCAGCCGCACCCGTGGGTCCAGCAGGACCGGTCGGACCAGCAGGCCCCGTGGCACCGGGCAAGCCCTGAGCAACGAGCGAATCGTCCAGTGTCCAATAGACGTGGGCGTTGGTGGAGTTCGGCGGGTACACCGAGGCGACGTAGTACAACTGGCTCGTAGGGATGACGGGGCTGGCGCTGGGTGTTTCCCACTGGCCGGGGCCACCGTTTGCGGTGCCGGTGTAGTACGGGCCAAAGAAGTTGGTGCCTTGGACCACGGTGACACCATTCGACGTACCACCCACGGTGGGCAGGGACGTGCCAGCGGTGGGCGGTGAGGCGAACAGGGATGAACTGCAGACGTAGACGGCCGCGCCATTGACGGCACCGGAAGGGCCGAACACTACACCTGAGAGAATCCCGTATGTGGTCATTAGATTACTGATTCACCTTTGTTGATAGCACCCTGAATTTCGTCCAGTTGCTTGCCCAGTTTCTTGTCACCTTGCAGACTCATGCCCGTCTCGACTTCCCATTTGGAGTCGGCACGTGATTCGAGTGCTGCTGAGCCTTCAACCGTTTTGGGCTGAAGTCCGTTCTTGCGTAGGCGTCGATACGCGTCTACGTCTTTGTGCATCTTCTTCGTAGCCCGCTCGGTGTAACCAGCGTCAGAGCGCGTGGGCATCGTCGATGGGGCGAAAGAGATTGAAGCAACCTTGCACCCGAAGCATCCTTCGGGGCAAAAGCCTTGGTTGTGTGGTCGTGCGGTCATGAGAAATGTGCTGCTCCGTACCCGGCGTTGAGAAGCGCCGTCTCTTCGGCCGAGGTAACGTACGTCGGCCCCATGTACACTTTAGTAATCCAAGGGTTCTGGATTACGACGGTCTTGGTTGGTTCCGGTGGAGACTGGCTGTAGTCGATGTAGTACGAAGTCGAGTACGGTGAAGCAGGATCGTCGGGGTTGTACGGGTACGGAACGTTTGTGTTGGTGATGCTGACAACGCCACCCTTAGGGTCGAACCCATTAGGCGTGTCCTGTACAAACGTGCCATCACTCAACGCAAAGACGTAGATGTAGCGAGGGCGATTCGGGAAGTAACGGAACAGCCGGTTCGCTAATCCGCCCACCCCCGGAAGGATGGGCGGATTGTCAAACGCGACAGGCGGAGTGAAAGTTGCCACTCCGTACTACTTTCGACCAGTTGCTCCGAGGCGGGTCGCTGCTTCCGTGTCCGTGAGGTTGCGGCCACCCGTGGTCTGAATCTCGGGTCGTGGCGAAGTTGCATCGCCAACCGGCATGTTCACACGGTTGCCACCCATCTGGCTCTGCTCAAGCAAAGTCGTAGGGCGGAAGTCCATTACGAACCCCTCGCGTGGCGCATCAACGCTATAGGCGGGGTCAAAACGACTGGGCATTAGTGGTCCTCTCGAACTCGGAATGGCATGACTTCGGGCTGAATGGTTGCAGCCGCGTACTCAATGTTGGTGATACCGGTAATAACTGGCGACTGCCAGCCGTCACGGTTGGTGTTTGCTTCGATGCCACGGTTAGCCGGGCCAGACGTTTCCGTTGAGGTCACGCTGGGCGGGATAATGCCAGTGTCAATAGTGTTTGCGGCGCCACTGCGGAGGTCGAACTCCGAAATGGTTTTGAATGCGGCGCGTGATTCCATTACTTCCACCTTGCGTCGACGAGCGAGCACTGACCGCAATAACATGGGTCAGAGGTTTCGCCCTTTACAGCCTTCGCGTCGTTGGCCTTAGCAGCAGCAACTCGGTCGTAGGTGCGACCCGGAATCTGACCAGCGGCGTCGAGGCCACGAGTCAGGCCGAGGCCTGTGGGTACTGTCATAGTTCCTCCGATGCTTGTTGCTCGGAAAGGGGGACGAGTACGCCGTTGAGGTCAGTGAGTCGGTCGCAGCGCAAGCAGTGGATTTCATCAATCCCTGCCTGCACGTCGAACGAACCACATGCGGCGCAACTACGCGGCCAAGGCATACTCGTCCCCTATTCCCGTGACTAAGCCAACGGTGAGCCGGACTCACCCAAGTTGACTGATGGGTCGTACTGCGAGTCGATGTCTCCACCGATGGTCGTAGCGTGCTCAATGCGCAGGACTGAGGCCTGACGGAAGATGCTGTAAGCACCCAGCCAGTACCAACCCAGCGGCACGTAGCGGCGCAGACGGTCGGTGATGGGACCGGGCACGACGTGTGGGAACGCGCCGTTGCCGTCGACCATCGAGTACGCCTTGGCGAGAGCCTGACGACCCAGGATGAGGGTACCGTAGACGTTCACACCGGTCAGCGAAGCCGAAGCCGTAACCGTACCAGCAGCCGTAGGAGCACCCACGGTCGAGGAGAAGGTGAACTGGTTGCCGTTCACGTAGGTCACGGTGTTCGTGCCCTGCAGCGTGGCCGTACCAGCCGTCAGCGTGGCGCCGATGGTGGGGGCAGCACCCGTGAAGGTACCAGTGAGCGAGCCGACCGAAACCGTACCGGCGAAGGCAGACTGAGCACCAGCGGCACCAGCACCCTCGTAGATAGGCGCACGAGGCGTCTCAATCCAACGAACGCCTTCGAAGGCACCCATCTCACCGGTCCAGATTTCACCTGGCTGCGAGTACGTGTGCGGGGCACGCCAACCCATGTTGTTCAGACCCGAGAACGTTTCGCCCTGAATGTCTGCAACGGTGTCGGGGTGCACGTAACCGATGTACATGCCACCGAAGGTAGGCACGTTCTGCGAGCGCAGACGGGCACGGGCAACGCGGATGTCGACGGAGCCAAGGGTGCTGGACGTAGCGACCGAACCACGAGCAGTGATGCTCGACTGAACGGACGAAGCGCCAAGGCCCGAACCGAACATGACGTTGGTACCGCTGTCAAGAGCAGCACGGGCAATCGTGTCGATGGACACACCAGCGTTGTAACCAACCACGTTGGCAACAACAGGGTCAATGTCCACGAACGAGGTGCCGCGCAACTTGGCAGTGGTCAGCACAGCATTACCGTATTCGGCCAAAGTCAGCGTGACCTGCGAGTCCGAGAGGGCAACGGTGTTTACGTCCTGCGATTCCGTCAGGGCCGAGGCCGAGATGGGGAGGTCGTTGACAATAGTGAACGTTACCGAGGCACCAGGCATCGACTGTGCAGTGGGCTGCACGTCAGCGGCGGCGTCAAAGTAAAGTTCGGGGCGGAGAGCAAAGTATGCCAGTCGATCATACGCTGCCTTGGAAAAGTCAAGAGCAGAAGTACTGTTCGAACCGGTACCGGTGTAAGCATCGGTACCAGCAGTTGTGTAGGCGTCAGTCGCCATTATGGGTGTTTCCTTTCAGGGAAGTTGAAAGGCTTAGTACATCCCCACACCAGAGACTCCGACCTTGCGGCCGATGTCGCTGTTCGCGATACGCATGACTTCCTCTACGCTACCCGCGTTCGCCAATGCCGCGAGGAACTCCTGCTGGGGGTCTGGCATTGCGCCAACCGTTCCAATAGTCGCACCCTGCGCCCGGCGAAGGGCTTCGAGTTCAAGGTCATTCGACGGTGTTGCCTGCTGCTGCGGGGTTTCCAAGATACCGTACTCACGGGCCTTTTCGCGAATTGCGTCTAGGTCTGCTTCGCCACGGTACGCATCACGGAAAAGATTTCCAAGAGGCGAATCGGGAATACCTGCTTTAGCCAGCAATAC